ACCGCCGGGAGCAACTGTCACTGAAACATACTTGCGAATGAAGTGCTTACCGAACGCAAATTCGCGACGCGGCAGAGTCGACGGGTCTTTCCAAACGAAAGGCGTGGCGATGATTGCACGTTTATTTTCAATCTGTTGCTCAGGTTCGCTTATAGATAAATGCAGGTCGGCGTCTAGTTGCTGTTCTTCCACGTCCGCCCCAGCCTCAGCTTTAGCCAAGCCATTGGCAATCATACGGCTAATATCGACCAGACGCGTGTTGTCGTTCAGCCGGTTGTTGCGGTTGCCCATGGGCTCAAGCGCAAGATCGTCCAGCTCGGATTGAACTGCACGCTCGACATAACGGTCGTTGATCTTGCCGCTAACAGACGGCGCTGCGGTGTATGTGCTCTCGTACGAGCGGGGCAGTACAAGATCGAGCAGCCAATCTGGCGCGTCGACCGGCTCTTGTTCCGCGATCCAGCGATAAGGCAAGCCAAGCTCCGGCACGCTCCCGGCCGCAATAACATAACCGCCGTCACCACGTACATAGACGCCGGAGCCAAGCGCGCCGCGGTTGCGAACGCCCTGACGATGACGAAAGAAATAGTGACGGCCGCCGCTTGTGGTTTCAGCCGTCAGTGTTGCAGGCAATGCGCCGTATTCCTGCTCAAGTGCTGCAAGCGTTTCGTCGCCACCGTGTTTCGGGTCGATATCAAGAACCCATGCACCGATAAGCGCACCGGTCGGCACGCCGATCATAGCCGATGGATTACGGCGCCAGTATTCGCGCACGATGCGTTCATTAAGCGTAGCGCCGCGGAACCCATTGCTTGTTAGCGGGGTTTTAGTTGCGAGGATTTCGACGCATCCGTCGTTGTCGACGTATTCATCATCACGGTGCCGGCAGGGGAAAACGGGCCAATGTTGGGCGATGAAGGACAATGCGACGTCGAGCATCGGGTCTGTATCCGCAATTGCAGGCTGCATCTGTAACTGATGCATGTGAACTCTTGAAGGAGAAATCTATGATTGAGAATGGCTATAAGGTTCGCCAAGAACAGGACGGTACTTGGTCTGTTATTGAGGCGTACAAAAATGAACCGGCCGAGTTTGAGGGTAAGCTTCAGACAGGGCTCACTGAGAAAGAAGCGAATGATTGTCTCGTGCAGATCACCCGGACTTTCATGGAAAGGCAGCACGAAGGTGGAAGCGGACGATTGCCTTAGGTTGCGCTGGATCTTCTGCAACGCGTTATGTAGAGCTATTCTGTATTTTCGATCCTTGGAGAAAACCAATGGCCGCAGCCAAATACAGCATTCGAGAAATGCCAGACGGAACTTGGGCCGTGATTGATAAAGTGACGGGACAAGTTGCCGAAATCGGCGGTGCCGTCCAAAGCGGGTTTGAGTCGCGGCAGGCCAGCTACGCCGCTGGCCTACTCAACCAACTCTATGCGCAGGGCCGCAGCGTATGGGTGCAATGATTATCGTTTGCTGCAACTAGCTCAGTTTCGAGATACGCTTCGACGAACGCTTGCGCTGCGGGTGCAACGATTGCATTGCCGTAACCGCGCAATCGTCCCACTCGGGCGGAAGCCCCATAAGCCAGCGGGAATGTGCCGGATTCAACTGGCCGCCACTTTCCATCCCGGCAGAAGAGCCAGTCAGCATCTGACCAGAAACCGTTAGTCGGGTTGGGCCGTCCGACAATGCTGCTGCATGGTTCAGTGTGATGTTCGGAGTTGTAAAATCTGGTGACGGGTGGCGCAGAGCGTCTGTCGTCGTTGTCGTGGGCCAACCCGCAAGTTGTCACGAAGTTTGCAGGTTCTCGCCGCCCTGTCGCCCCTGCATTCCCGCTCCGTTGTTGCTGTTCGGCGTCGGCCAACCCGTCAACCAGACCACCCGCCCCAACAGCGCGTTCAGCGGCACGTTCTGGCATTCCGCACCGTCCTTGTGGTCCCGTGTTGTCGGTGTGGGCCACCCAGTCGAGCCGTTGCCTGATATGGGGCGCGCCGAAGCCCGTAGCGCAGGTATCGACCGCCGCGCTGAAAGGTTGGCAGGTACAAGAACCTGTTCAGACAGGACGCTCGTCGGACCATCCTGCTTGCCGCAATGCGTAGGACCAGACGCCGATACCGGCAAAGAAGTGGCATTGTATGTATCCGACGAGGTCGGCAGGTCGAAGATCGACAATTGAACGCTCATCAACATCTCCCCGGGGCTATGTGTCCTGCCTTGATTAGCTCCCGCAGCCAAGCAGCAGCCTTCGGATCGAATTCGTTGTAGTAGGCGGTCAAAACGGCGCCTCCTTCAAAGCTTCCCGCATCCCTCGCCCGCAGCCTTCCCATGCGGCTTTCACCAGCATGCGCGCTTCGAGCTCGTCGCAGTCTGCAAGGTCGGTTTTGCCTATGGACCCAAGGAAAGCTCCGACTGCCTCAACACCCGTATCAAGAGCGCGTAGTTCGTAAGGGTCCATCCTGCGGCGTGATCGGATATGCTCGGCAATGTCAGCGCATTCCTTGCATAGCCAGCGGATCGGTTCTTTGTGTTCCTGCACGCCGAGTCCGACGGCGTGGCGGAAGCAAACGTGGCAGATGTCGTCAGGCTGCATTTGCAGCCCCGACATTGTCGTTATCTCCAAAGAGGCTAGGCACTTCACCAACGGCTGCGGCGTCGCCCAGATTTTTCACGGCCTGTTTGAAGTAGTTTGGGTTCAATTCCGTGCCGATAAAGCGGCGGTTGTTTTGCAGAGAAACGTATCCTTCAGATCCAATGCCCATAAACGGAGAAAAAACGGTGTCGCCTGCATTTGACCACATACGCAATGCGCGCTTTGTGATGTTTAGAGGCATGGGACAAAGGTGTTTTTCGTCCTTGTCCGATCTGGCAACCTTAACATTCAGAACATCAGTCTCGGGCAAATCCTGCTTGCTAAAGTTCCATACCGGCGACGCATGATCCTGCCAATCCGTAACCGGAAAGCTCTCTTTGGTGTGGGTTACTGGCTTAACTTCTTCGCCATCTTTCGCCCACTTCCGAAAAACGAGCAGATACTCAGGCATGCCCATACGACTAAACGTGCTGTCAGCGCGAAGTGTTTTCCATAGGAGCCCATGCGCTTTTGTTTTTTGCATTTCTCGCACTGGATCGCGCCAGATTGTAATACGCGAATGAAAGTCCCAACCCTCCTCAATATGAAGTCGTGTGCAGTCATCTGAGAAAGGGCGAAGTCCCGCTGTCCCGCGCTCACTGCTATTCTGGTAATAGACCAAGTCTTTAACGTGGATTGCAGTGAGGCGTCCCGGCCGAGTGACGCGGAGCTTTTCGCGCACCAAGTAACGGTATTGCTCAAAGAACTCATCGTCGGTCGCACAGTTTCCCATGTCTGCTACGCTCTCCGAATAAATGTAGAGCGAAGAGAACGGCGGGGAGTAAACACTGAAATCTATCGACGCATCAGGCAGACCCTGTGTGAATGGCACGCAATCTGCATTGTAAGCCGCCCATTTGTCACCGGCTGCTTGGTCTAGTACGTAGGTCATACGGAAGCTCCCTTCACCCAATTGGGCAAGTTTACAGGTGTGGTTGGCTGATAGTCGATTTTGACTTGGCGTTTCTGATGGGCACGCCGCATTGCTGCGTACATCTCGCATTTCATTTGCTCGTGATCGCCGCTCTTGCGATTGATTGTGTCCCAGATCGCTCGTTCGGTATCTGCTAGTGCAATATGCACATGAACTGGTCGCTTCTGCCCAAATCTGTAGCATCGACGCACGGCCTGGTAATATGCCTCGTAGCTGAACGACAGTCCGACAAATGCCATTCGAGCGCAGTGCTGCCAATTTAGGCCAAAACCGGCGATTGACGGCTTACTGACGATTACGCGGATATTTCCTTCGCTGAACCCAACCAATCGATCTTCTTTAACCTTGTCGGTCATCGATCCTCGAACCTCGACCGCATCGGGAATACGGCTAGTCAAAGCATCAGCTTCATAATCAGTGTCGCACCACACGACCCACGGCTCTGAACGCTCAGAGTTAACTTGTTCAGCTATCACGTCAGCTCGTGCGTTGGCGGTTAAACGCTTTTCTTTATGAATGGCTGTTGCGCTCGTATCGGGAATGCGAAACAGCAACTCCCCCGCGTCGACACTCAGGTCGGCCCTGATTTCGTGTCGAAATGTTTCCAAAGGTGGCAATCCGAAACCATCGTCGGAATAGCCAAGATCAGAGGGCTTCGAAATGCATCTGGCCCAGCTCGCAACCCAACTCCAGTATGGTTTTACGGCGTGTCCCTTGAGACGATATCGGCCCATATTCGTTTGATCGGCGATAAACCATCGAGTTAACATCTCGTTGGAATTCATCACTCCCAAGAATTGCGAATGCTGGCCTAACTCCATGTGGTCATTCGGAGCCGGCGTTGCGGTGCATGCCAAACGAAATGGCGTGTCTTTCCACATCGCGATCATTTTGCGGGTTGTTTGGCCTGTGAAATTCTTGATGACGCTCGATTCATCAAGCACCACACCAGCAAACTCGCTCGGGTCAAAATGATCTATTTTTGCGTAGTTCGTGACGTTGATACCCGGTCCGACATCATCTTGCGAGCGAACAACGCGCGCGTCTTCGTATCCGAATTTCTGCGCTTCTCGAACATGCTGCGGTGCAACGGCGAGCGGCGCGAGCATCAAAACAGGCTTTCCGACCTGCTCCGAGACTACTCTCGCCCATTCTAATGCGACAAAGCTTTTCCCTAGGCCTGTATCTAGGAACGCGGCACCTCCGCCTACACCGAGTAGAAACTCGGTTACGTCACGCTGATAGGCAAACATGCCTTCATGCAATGAAGGAATAGACGAAAGGCCGCGCAGTGGCGCGTCGGCGCTTTTACGCGCCAACAACTCTGCGTAAGACATATTCTCTCCTCGTGTGTGGTAACCCGCTAGTTGGTGGCTGGCGGGGTGTTGATTAAAGACTGGGTGCGCCACCGTGGCCATTTGCACAGCATATGCCGTGAGGGGTCACGAACTGTGGCTCCCCGCACTCAATGCACCGCAACCCTGCGCCGCCTTGCTGCACGGCAGCAATCGGACTGTTGAGGTCGGGAAACCAGTCGTCGTAGGTGGCGACGCCCATCAACGCCTCTTCCAACGAATACATTTCATTGATGTACGCGTCATAATCCGGCTCGTACTCGTGCGGAGCCATCAGCCAAGCGTAGCTCACAGCACCTTCTCCATGCAGGCTCGCACGACTTGCCGCAGCTCATAGAAGTTCGATGCGTTGTCGATGCTGTTCAACAGATAAGCTCGGTCCACTTGCTTCCGTGCCTCACCTAATCCCATGCCCTGTTCTCGCAGCCGTTTGATGTGTGGGACATAATCAGCTGGATCTAGCTTAGCCATCACCTCGCCACCCTCTCCTCACGCACATTGAACCCAGGCACCAGACGCATGCCAGCGCGCACGGTTTCCTCGGCCATTGCTTGCACAACAGCTTTGAAACGGTCTGGCGAACGACCATACGCCCAATCAAGCGCGACGCCCTCGTCAACCAGATCGCAATGCCATACCGAGCGAAGACCCGTGCCGGTCGTTGCT